ATGATTGAAGATGGCATCTTGATATTCCGGAGAAGCCCTGAATTCCTGCGTCGACAAGCGCTTGCCGAGAGCCGCCTGCGACCACTCCCCGATGTTGTTGCCCATCACCTGATATTTGCCGTAAGCGCGATCGCCGCTTCGCGTCACGGGGCCAACCGCATCGTAATTGCCGCTGCCCCTGCTTTCGATGTTGGCGATGGCTGCGGCGTAGGACTTCATATCGGGAGTAGACGCTCCTGGAGCGGGCCTCGCCGACGCGGCGGCGCCTTCGCCGCCGGCAGTGCTACCTGAGGGGGCACCGCCGCCGCCCGCTGCTCTTCGTGCGGCAAATGCGTCGGCGAGAATTTTCTTTGGATCCATGCCGCCGGTCCCGGCCTTCGGATCGTAGGTGCCGGTATTGGGGCCAAAGCCCCTGAACGGCGTGCCGTGTAGTAGGCTATCCAGAAGGCTGCCCGGAGAAATGAGCTTACCTTCTGCGAGCTCCTTGAATGTCTTTGCGCCAGAGTCCAGCAATGACATCAGCGCCGGCGTGAGCTTGGTCATGATGGTCCGGCCGAGAGATTCCGCCGCACCTGTCGCAAGGGCCCAGCTTTTCTGCAGATCGGTCGCGGCCTTGGCCTGTTCAGTGGTGACCGGATTGAGTTTCTCCTGGACGTCCAGGATTCCCTGCAGCTCGGCGCGGCCCTTGATCAGCAAATTGATCATGTCGGGGCCCAGCCCCATCATCCGGCCGATCGCCCCGGCCTTCGTCGGGTCCATCGCGCGAAACCGGTCGGCGATGTCGAGCAGAATGTCGTTGAACGGTCGCATTTTGCCGCTCGCATCGGCAGTGGCGACGCCGAGCGAATAAAGAAACGGGGTCAGCGATGACTCGCCCGTCACTGCGAGCTGCTGAAATTGCTGCACCATCATTTGGATTGAGCCAGTGATGTCTTCCGTCGAGCCACCGACCATCGCGGCAGAACTGCGCCATTTCGCCAACATCTGCGTTGTGGTTCCCAGCGTCACCGCCAACCGGCCGACGTTGGCATCGTTGGTGGCGATATGGGTGAAGAATTCCTTGACCCCGCGGCCGCCGGTAAATACTGCGAAAAGGCCGATCGCCTGAGTCCGGAGTTGGCTGAAGAACTCGGCGCCGCGTTTGCCGGCCGCCTCGATGTTCTTCGCCGTCGACAATGATTCTTCCTTCGTTTTCAGGAACGAAGCAGCGGCGTCTTTTTGACCTTTCGTGAAGTCGTTCGGGTCGAGCTTTAATTCGACGATCAAGGAATCTATGACTGTCGGCATGATCAGGTCCCCGGTGTTGGCGGGCTCGTCGGATTGCCCGATGCCGCCGATGTGTGCCTGTGAGATTGCAGTCCGACCTGGTCGCCGGTGCCGGTGCCGGCCACGACGTCTCCCGATGTCTGGAAGTTTCCGGTGTACACGCCGGCGTCGGCCGCCAGAATGTCGCCGTCTAGGTAGAGCCCGTCCTTCGCGATCACGCTCGCCTGCGCGGTCACCAGGTTGTTGAACTTGACCGCGCCCGTGAACTCCCAACCCGCGGCGCCTGAGACGAGGGCGTTGCTGTTTTTGTCGTGCAGCTCCATTCCATCGGCGCTAAATCGAACGTACTGCTCAGGGGTGCCGTTCAGGATGCCGCCGATGTAGATGCCGTCGGCCTCGGCAAACCGTCGGTAGGACCCGGGGCTCGACCGAGCTTTGTTTACTTTTACCGCCGAGATGTCACGATCGGCGAAGACGGCAATTCCGATGTCCCCGACCGCTGGATCAATGATGACGGCGTTGGCGCCGCCCTGCAGGCGGAAGTACGGGATACCGAAGATCGTGGCGTGGGGGGTCGCGTAGCCTTCCTGATCGATCTGGTCCACCAAAGGCTGCACATCGACGAAGCCGACTGGCGACACGTCCCCTTCGTTCGTCACCTTCATCACCTTGACGACTTTAATCGTGGAAATGCGGCCAAGCATTTGGCTAACGATAAAGCTGAAGGCATTGAACAGCGATGCGCCGTCAGAGAGGTCCTGCTGTCCGGCATAGCCTTGGGTGCTCGCCCCGGTCATCGCGCGATTACCACTTGGCCGGGACGCGCTGCGTTCATGGTGGAGAACCACTGCCCGTGCGGGACCTGCGCTTCAATATCATGATCGAGGTTGAAAACATTCCAGGCCCCGCATGCCTCTTTTAGATCGCTCCGGACCTCGATTGCGTCGCCGAGGCGGATCGTCGAATTGAACAGCGTCCGCAAACTAATCCCCTTGGAGGTATAGGACGGGTAGCCGACGAGGCCCGTCTGTGGCGACACAACTGCGGTGCCGGTTCTGCGCTTGCCGTTTTTCGGCCAGATCGCGAGCGTGCCGTTGTCGATCAGCCATTCGATATTGGCGTGCTCTGCGCAAGCGAGCATCTGCTCGCGAGCCGAGCCGGCGAAGTACTCGTTTGTCAGCTTCGTCGTGACGCCATTGTTTTCGAAATTCAATCCAGCTTGTCTGGCAAGGCCCTGCATGATGAGCGCGACGTCGGCTGTCCCGGGAAATGAAGACGGCGGTATCGGTTTCACCGCCTCGATGACCCCGGAATAGGCCTCCACCTGGAAAGCGACCTCAGGCATCGATTGAAAATCGATGTAGCCGTTAACGATCGTGCCGATGAAAGCGGTCGCCATCTGCGGTCCAACATCGCCAGCCTGGACCGTGACTGTGTTGCGCCGCTGAAGCGTTGCCACCATTCCCAAGGTGGAAAGCGAATTCATTACCGATCGGGTCATTCCATAGATGCGCAGTTGCGCGCTCGACATCGAGCGTCCGCCGGCTTTTGTTATTTTCGCCGACACGCGAAGGCCTGAGACCGTGACCGTATTCGACCCGGTTTCACCGAAGGATCCGGTGCCGAGCTGGAATGTGAGGTCGATCGCTCGTTGCGAAAACGTCATTCCGGCGCCTTACGGTAGCATCGATTGTGCGAGCACGCGGTCGACCGCGCTCTGCTGAGCGGCCGTTACCGGTTGCGCCTGCACGGTGCCGCCGTCCACCCGCGGCGCCGCGCTAGGGGATTGCGGGTTGTTGATTGCAGCGAAGCCGTCCGCCACCCGCGTATTGCCCGCGCCGGATTCGTCGGCGGATTGCTGAGAGCTGGAGAATTGTTGCGTCGCTGTCGCGCGGACTTCCGTGAGCCAGACATCGACGACGATTAGTCCGACATCCTGTGCCGTCCTCTTGTAGTCGTAGTGAACGATGTTGCAGCCTAAAAACACCTGCTCAGGTGTGACGACGTCATAGAGTTTCAGGTCCCCCGCAATAGCCGCGATGGAGTCGAGGAAGGCCTGGCGATCGGCGAACGAGCCTCCGGTGGAAAACCGAACGTGAGCATCGAACGGTATCGCGACTTTGTCATAACTCTCGAAGGCCCCTTGCTCGAGGGGGAAAGTTGAAATGGCCCAGTCCTGCCGATAGGTGACAGAGAGAACGTTGTCCGCAAGAATGACGGCCTCGCCTTCCGAAAAGATGCCCCATTGCGAACCGGACGGTGATCCGAAGGTCAACCCCACGGCATCGGCGGTCATCAGGGCCGACTTAAAAAGCACGCTCACACCGGCAGGCAGCGCCGGCAGACCAGGAATGTTCGATCTGTTCGTCGCCACCGTCAGCTCCTCGCCTTCGACCACACGTTTCGGTTATGCGCATCGATCATCATCACTTCGATGATGTCGTACATGTCTTCGAGCCCCAACACCGTATCCAACTCCACCTTTGTCGCCAGCCTGCTCGATATCACCGCGCCGATGGGGCGCGGAAGATTCGCATATTCTAAGAAACGGCCGCCGCCGGCGCCGAGATCGACGTGAAGGCGGTGCCGGCCGGCAAAAAACCCGTATGCAAATTGAAGACCTCCATCCGAAGTTGAAGGCGCGTCGCCACTTCCTCGATATCCTGCTCGTGGATATCCCGGACGATATCCGGCCTCGCAGCACTAGGTAAAATTCGGATGCATGCGAACATCTCGTCCATCAGCGGTTCGGCATCGACGAAATGAATACCGCCAAGCGCCTTTAGCCCGAGCACCGCGATTCCGGCAAAGCCGGCCTCCGCAATATCCTCCGGAACATCGACGCCTGATCTTGCCAGCGCGAAGAACGCACGCGCTGCCCATTTTTCAGCCTGCGATGCCGGCATTTCGGTGAGCAGGAAGACTTTGCCCTGGTCGCGGCCTTCACGCGAGATGGTGACGGTTGAGGTTTTTCTCATAGATCGG